CAGACTACTAAAATAGACAATAACGCAGGAACAAAGGATTTAGTTGACACTTGCATTTCACGAGCCGATTTGCGGTCATCTACGGCTAGTTTTTCAAAGTTTAAACCCAACTCCTGTGCTTTTGCTTTTAACTCAATCTCAGCCTGTTTAATTGATGCCAATTGGTCGGAAGTTAGTTTGCCTGATTCAATAGTGGACTGAACATCTTTTTCATCAATGCCAAGAGCTTTACTAACCAAAGAAATTGCAATATTTCCTGCTGGGCCAAGTAATGCAGTTGCAATCGTTGGTGCAATTTGTTCTAAAATGCTCATTTGTCAGCCTTTCTGTCCAATCGTTCAAAAAACATATCTAACTTGGCTTCTAATTTGTCAAACCTTGTATCAATATCTGCTTTACTAACGTATTTAGTAGGTAAATCAACTTCTAATTTATTCATTCTTTCATCATGTCTTTGAGCTTTGCTCCATAATTCTTTAGCAAACCAAGCAATACAAGCCAAAATTGAAACAACTGCAATATTAATTAAAGATTGATTTTCCATGATTAACATTGCTTTCTATTTTGATGAAATTGGTTGTGTAGTAATGATACGCAAGATGGTTACGATTACGCTAAGACCAATACCAACAAACATTTGTTCCGTTGGTGAAATATGCAACAGAAAAACATACCCTTGCAAAATTGATAATACTGCTAACAATAAAGCAAATAAAACTGTACGAGATTTTAATAATTGAAGTAATGTAGTAATCATTTTTTTATCCTTAATTTGTTAATTATTTAGCAGTCCATCCTGTATTTCCGCTACCTGAAGTTTTAACATATAGAGTAGTGCTTACACCACCAGCAGTATTAACATATAGCGAACCCATTTCAGCAGTTACTACTGTTTCAGGTGATCCAGAGCCAACAAACAATCCTCTATCGGTATAACTTCCAGATAAAGTAGCGTATCTTAAACCAGTTTCACCATAAACATTTGTTGCTGAATGTACTGTACCATTGCCATCAATCCATCCTTTATCTACACCAGATGTATTACGAGCAGTAAATATTTTTGCTGAACTTGTTACTGTAGATTGCCCAGCAAATACAGATTGACCTGAAGAAGCGGCTGCTTGTGCTTGATATGTTAAACCATTTCGAGTTTGGTAAGAATTGGTTGTTCCTAAATCTTCAATATTAGTATTTTCAATTACAAAACCACCACCAATAAGTTGGCACTCTCTTGCGTTTGCAGTAAATTGAATTTTGTAAGTGCTTTGATTAGTTGGTCTTTCTAGTCTTGGATGAAAAATAATGTTGTTATCGCCATTAATAACCGCAGCAACAGCTAAAGTTGAACTATCTTCAAGACTTGGAGAATAGAAAGAATTGTTGTTATTTCTATAAACACCATCGTAATCAATAAAAATATTAGTGGTTGCTACAGCAGGGTATCCACTTGTATGGTTAAATGATCCACCAAAAAACAAGTTTTCATTTACATATCCACCAGCACTTCCATTGGCTTGTAAATGCAAATTCGTTTTGTTATCTTGGATATATCCTAAATGAATTTCGTTATAACTGACACCACCATTTGATACATCTGCATATAATAAAACCCCATCTTGAAAATTAGACACGCTACGAATGTCAATATAGGAAAAAGCTAAATTTCTAATCTGTACCCCAACAGAACCACTTGAAGTATCTACACTAGAACGACTTACTTTAAGTCCAGTAACATAGTAACCATATCTATTAGCAGTTGTATTTCCTAATCGAATAGCAGGTGATCCAGTAGTTGTTGTAAAAGAACCTATGAATTCAATAGTTGAATAATTTGGTAAATCAAAAGAAGCCGTATTGCTAATAGTGTATTGACCTGCTGGTACAACTAATTTTGGATTAGTTAAAGTATTGCAGTAAGTAACAGCATTACTAATAGCAGTATCATTAGTTGCTGAACTTGCAGAAGGACTTGCACCAAAATCAGTAATAGATACAATTTCTTGTAATTTACCTGAAACTGTTCTTGCTACTGATCCTGTACCGTTTTGTGTAAAAGGTGCATTATCGACATAATATTTAGTTGCACCATCTTGAGCTACTGTTGGATTTGCTAAATTGGTAACTTTATATGAGTTAGCATTTAAATTCCCACTTAAAGGAGTTTGGCCATCAGCAGATAATGACCCTGTCAAAGCACTTGCAATATCATTAAGAGTATTGTTCATCGTTGTAGATGAAATAGTTGTTCCTGTGACTACTGGGTTACCTGCTGGTAATGAATATACACCTGATCCGTTGCGACTCATTCTTTATTCTCCTTGATTTGATAAGGCTTGTAATGATGGAAGCACCGCACTAGATGGCACTTTTCTTAATTGTTCTGCAATAATTTTAGCTTGGTCTGGTCTTCTTGTTAATGCTGAAGTCATTACTTTTCTAGCACCAGGTAAATAAGGTAATGCTGCTGCACCACCAATTGCCAACATTTCAGGAGTTATATATCCTTGTTGTGCGCCATAAGCACCACCACCAATTAATCCCATTGCAGCCAATCGCCCAGCAGTTCCAGAATCAGGAGTTTTAGAAGGCAATACATTTACCCCTGCATCACTTAAATCTTGCATTAATGCGTTACCTCTAGCAACTGCACCTTTACGAACTGATGTATCGCCTTGTCTTACTGCTTGTGCAAGTTGTGATGGAGTAAACATTTCAGCAGTATTTGCTTTAGCACCAGCAGTCTGCAATCGAGTGAAGTTTGCCCATCCTTTATTGATATTTCCTAACTCTGCTTGAACTTTTGGATCTGTACTCTTTAAAGCACCTCTTAATTCAGCTTGAGCCTGTAAAAAAGCATCTCCTAGTTCTTTTTCACTTGCTAAAGGACTAGAACGATAATTTTTTGCTAGTGTTCCTAATTCAGATTCGGCTTGTTTAAAAGCAACACCATCCATCATGCCTGTTTTTGGTGCTAATTTAGAGCCAATAATGTTATCAATTTTAGAATTAAATAAAGTTTGAGCATTTTGACCAAGTCCACCTACCATGCTTCTTAAATTTGCCATATTGGCATTAAATTGTGGAGTTGCTTGGAATGTAATATTAGGCAATATTTTGTCGTAAGCGTTATTTAATTGTTTTTCTACTGCTTCAATACCTTCACGACCTGTGACATTGGGGACTTTGCCACCAATCGGTTTTAAAACTTCTCCATATGCTGCTTTGTTAAATTCTTCAATACCTTTTTTACGAGAATAATTAATTGCATCACCCAACAAAGGGACACTTGTTAATTTATCTTCAATATTGCGGACTGCACCACCCATGATCTGACCAGGTGTTAAGTTAATTCCAGACTTTATTAACTTTTCTACATCTGCTGACAATGTAGGACTTATTGCTTTATTTAAAACTGGCATAGCAGAGGAAACACCTGCGTTTAATAGTCCTTCTTTAAGTCTTTCGCTTGAATCTCCAGAGGTAGTTCCATAACCAACTGCACCACCTATACCAGCTTGTTTTGCCATATTGCCTAGTAATGATGTGGCTTTAGGCAAAGCATTTTCTATTGCATTTGTAGGGATTACATAAGAACCTATTTGTCCTATTGTGCCTGTAATTGGATTAGCTTCTTTGGCTGCGTTGGTCATTGCTTCACCAAATTGTGCAATCGGTTTGCCATATTCAGGGCTGACCAAACCTGTCAATGCGCCCACATTCTTAATAGTTTCTCCACCAAGACCTGCTAACGCACCACCCATAATCTTCTTACTGCCTGACAAATTAGCCAAAGCATCTTTCATAGAAGATTCATAAGGATTTACTTCTTTTGTTGGTGTTTCTGGCTTGTAATTGGCTTTGAAATGGGCTAACGCTTGTTCTTGTGTGCCATTGCCCTCAACTTCATAAGTTTTGCCATTAGGAGCAGTTATTTCAAATATGGGCATTATTTTTTCTCCCTTATGGTAAATCCATCACCACCAAAGTCACCTGTTGCACCACCTTTTTGTTGCATAGGATTTGTGTTTCCATACCATTTCATACTGCCATATTTATCTTGATAAGTAGCAAATTTCTGATCAAGCATATTATTTGTGTTATTAATCCATTGTTGCAATGCTTCAGCATTACCATAGCCAGGAAAGGTGCTTTTTGCTTGAGCAATATCTTTATCAGATGCAGGGCCTGGAGGTAAATTATTAAGAATCTGCATAACTCCAGAGGCATTAACTTTATTTTGTGCTGCCAAAGTTTCTGCACCTTTAGGCAATACTTGTTTTGCAAGAAATCCTTTTACACCACCCTGCGTAACATCTCCAAATAATGTGTCAGTTGCTTTTACATCTTGAGGACTAATATTATTTAAAGCTTTTTTAAGTAATTCTGCGCCTGTTACAACTTCTCTATCTTTTTTAAGTTCACTTTGATTAAATACTGCGCCACTAGGTGTTATAAAGTTACCTTTTTTGTCAAATCCACCTTCGCCATCTTGCATCATTCCTGCACCGCCAGTATTAATATTGGTCACAGGCCTACTTGCTAGAGCTAATTCTTTCTTGAAATCTAAAGGTGAACCTTTGTATCCAAAATTCTTTACAACATATTCATAATCTTTTTGTAATTCTGTAGGTGTGGGTTCTTTAGGATTAGTATGTAAAGGTTTATAAACACCATTTTCTAATTGACCTAAAGTTTCGCCTTGACCAAGTTTTACTGTTTCTGGTTTTTTAGTTAATTGACCTAATATTGTTGGGACTAATTGCTCACCAAATTGAGTTCCAGAACTTAATGCTTTTGCTAAAGCCATTCTAGGATTACCAGCAACCGATTCTTGAACATTAGGCATCATATTGCCTTCATCATCTTGCTGAATATTAGGTCTAACTGCTTCTTTACCTAAATACAAATCCATAATTTCTTGGTTTTTAGCATTAGTTTCACCACGCACTAAGTCCGCTAATTTCTTAGTTTCTGCTTCAGCGTTCTTTTGTAAATTCATGCCTTGATAGGTATTCAACGCAGGTAAAAACGCTTGTAAAGGGTTAATAGGTGCTACTCGACCACTTACCATTTGTTCCTGTGGTTGTGGTTGATTCATTAGCATTTCTGCTAACTTCTGTTGTCTTTGGATGCCTTGTAGTTCGGCAGCGTAGGGGTCTAAGTAATTTGCCATAGTGTTATACCTTTAACATATTTGCTAATTGTTGCTGCGGTGAATAATAAAACGGATTCTCTTGTTTATAAACTGCCACATTTGTATTTAAATCAGTTGGTAATCTTAATGCGTTTGCCATTTGTTTTTGGGTTGTTCCACCTTTTAAGTTTGGTAACTTTAATAAATTTGAAGCACCACTTAAACCACTCATTACACTAGCAGGAACAGTTTGACCTAGTCCAGCACCAGAGCCAATAATTGAACCTTCACCTATCGTTGAGCCACCACCACCACTTGCAAGAGTTAATCCTGTTGGACTTGTTGCTTGTGTCCCATAAAAAGGACTTAATGGGTTTGTTGTTGCACCTTCAGCGTATGCAGTTCCATTTCCTAAACTTGCACCACTTCCACCAACTGCGCTACCACCTTCTGCAACTGCGCCACCTTCAGCCAATCCACCACCAACTGCGCCTTCACCTAATAAAGATGCACCACCTAAATATGGAGCTGCGAGTAATCCACCACCAACAAGGGCAGCAAATGTTAAAGGTTTAGACCAATCAAATGCAGAGTGACTACCATAGGTAGTTCCCAAATTGGTAACTTTACCTGTTGTCGGATCAACTTCCACATTGACATTAAACAAGCCTCTAGTTGATGGATCATCTACACCAATTGAATATCTGTTATCGCCTACTTTTGTTGCTTGACCAATACCATTAACTTCATAATCACTTGTTGTTAATCCATTTTCATCAGTTTGTTGGTTGTAAGGATTAACAGTTACACCATTCATTAAACTGTGCAAATACGCATCAAGTTTAGGACTTGATACTGTATCAACAGTTTGATTGTTGTTTGTGTTTAGGTATTGATAGGGAGTCATGGTTTAAATTGTCCTGTTACCCAATCATATATCCCACCTAATACGCTACCATTGCCTGTGCCACCTGATATTAAACTATTACCAAGTCCACCTAAACCATTCAAATAAGCATTTCTTTGGTTTGTGTCCATGTTTTGCATTGCAATGTTATTTTGATTCTGTAAGCCATATGCACTTAAATAGTCTGGCCCAGCCACCGCAGCTTGTTGATAAGGACTTACATAACTTGGAGTAGTTGCTGATTTAAATGCACCCAATTGAGCCAATGGAAGATTCTGAGCAGTTACACCTTGATTAAAGAATTGATTCTGTGCTGATAGTCCTGCTAACTGAGCTTGGTTACTTAAATCATTATGTTGTTGCCCTAGTAAAGTCTTGGCAGTTGTGTAGGCTTGAGAGCCTGGCATAATTCCTTGATTGGCTAACTGTGCGTCAGAGGCTTCATTTTCTCTTTGAATCTGTGGTTGAAGTCTTTGATTAATTAAGCCTGTTGCTTTATCCCAACTAGCCATTCCTGTATCTAATGGTGTGCCACTAGCAGTTTGTGCGTTTTTTGCAAGGTTACTAAATGTGCCTTGAAACTCTGGTGCAAGGGTTTGATTAGCAGTATATGTGGGATTACCATATTGGTCAGTCCCAGTTTGTTGATAATTTAAATTACCATAGGCCGTATTCTGATTTACACGATTAGCAGATAAGGCTTGTTGTGCGCCTTTTAAGTTGCCATATGCGTTTGCCTGTGCGCCCTGAATAAATGGACTGTTCGGGTCAATCGCTGATGTGTTTGGTGCTGAACCTAAATCAAATAATCCCATGTAAATCTCCTTAAATTACCGAACCTGTTTCCATAACAAAGTCCGTAGATGTCCAATGAACATCAATCCCTTGTGATGCCGTTTGTAAAAGTATTCCACCTGCATAACCGATACCTGTTACCGATTCCCAATCTTTTGAGATAAGATAAGTACCACCCCAGTAAGACTGATCCCATTTACTTGAATCCCATATACCTATATTAGTTTGATTAGGGTTAAAAGTTAATGTTCCTACATTAGGATTGGTTTCAAAGTCAACGCTAATGTTAGATAAGATAGTTGGCAATCCATTATCAGTCAAGAAGATAGGCCTTACCATTGTGAAGCGTTTTTGTTGCCCTCTAGCATCAAAATAAGAGTAAGCCTGTTGTACAGACGCAGTAATATTGTTGCCACCATCACTTAAATCGCCATAAAACTCACCTACAAAACCAACTGAACCAAAGAACATTCCTTTTTTACCATTTACTTCCCAACATTTAGCCTCAATTCCTGTAAATCTAGCCCATGATTGTGTAATAGTGTGCATGACATATTGTTCTGTCCCACCAGTAATAGGAATATTAAGAATTAGCATATTTTCAGACGCATAATACTGAATTTGCCACCCAAAATTATCGTAATAATAGGTTGCTGCGCTTGAAACTGCGTAATATATCTTATCTGTAAGGTTGACACGAGGATCTAACCGACTAGATTGCAATGCACTAGACATTGGCACTAATCCATCTTGTGAAAGTAGTAGTAAATCACCACCCCATTTAAAGAAACACTTACGATTGAAAGTTTGACCTAACTGCCACACACCTTTTAATGCCCAAGTTGTTGCACTTGATGGGTCTGTTCCTTGATAAACAATTACTTCGCCCATATTAGTCACAAACATTGCAAAGTCATCAACTCCATAACCTGCGTCAAGAGTCCATGTTGCCATTGCTTGTAAAAAACCACCATTACGAGCAATCGAACCAAAGTCTAATTGACTAGCTGCGCCACCAATCGAGCTAACTGGTAGATACCAACAACTTAAAGTGTCTTTTTGTGTAAAGTAAAGTCTGTTTTTAAATAAGTTGACATTAATAAAGGTTGAAGATGTTACTCCTGTAACCGATATATTTGACCATGTTGTGCCGTTATAAACTAAGGGAGTATCTGCACCATTACAAGCAACT